AACGGCGGCGGCCCCCAGCACGGCGTACTCACCCTGCTCACCCGCGCGGGAGCCTGGACCGGATTGGAAATCCTGTGAAGCCCATCGACCCCACCATCGCCACCGACGCCATCCACGTCGTCAACGGCCCCCGCCAACGCGACTACGCCCACCCACGCATCAACTTCCAGCGCATCGCCGACCTGTGGAGCCCGATCTTTGGTATCACCGTGACACCAGAGCAGGTCGCCCTGGCAATGATCCAGGTCAAAGTGGCCCGCGAGATCAACCGCCACACCCGCGACAACCTCGTCGACCTCGTCGGCTACACCCTCACCCTCGACGCCTGCCGGGAGGACTAATGAGCCAGCCAGTCAGCCTCTGGATGAGCCTGCGCTTCGGCCAGCTCGAGGTCAACTTCTCCGCCGACGAAGTCTCCGGCTACGCCCCCGACGTCGCCAACGACATGGCCCTCCACGTCGTCAAAGCCTTCTCAGAGGGCATCGCTGAGCTGCGCTCCCACGGCGTCATCGGCACCATTGACGACGACGACGAGGCCACCGACGACACCGAGGACGACGACGACGAGTAGCCCCCACACGCCAGCGGCCCCCCAACCCTCACAAAGGGAAGGGGGGCCGCTTTCTGGCGTTTCAGACCGCCCAAGCACCTACCGCAGCGTGCAGGTCATCATCGTTGACGTGCGTGTAAATCTCCGTCGTGGCGATCGAGGCGTGCCCAAGGAGCTGCTGCACCGAGCGAATATCGTGCGACGCCCGATAGACGTTACCCGCGAAATAGTGGCGCAGCGAGTGAGCCGACCACTTCCCCGGCAACGCCCGAGCAATACGGCGCCCCATCGCATCCGGCGTAATGGGCCCGCCATCTACGCTTGGGAACGCATAACCGCCCCGTTCCTTCACCTTGCGCAGCGGCTCCTCCAAAATGGACTTGATCGGGATGCTTCGCTGCTTGCCCCCTTTGCCCACCACGGTCAGCATCCGATCCCCAATCTGGTCGGCGTGCAGGTTGGCGATCTCCGCCCGCCTCAGACCCGCGTAGGCGGCCAGCATGATCGCCAGCCGGTCCCGCTCATGCGCGCCCTCAAGGGCCGTGAGAAGGGCATCCTGCGGGGCCTCCTTGATGGCCCTAGGCGGCATCTTGATCGGCCTCGTCTTGGCGGTCGGGTCAGCCTCTAGGCGACCTGACTCCATCGCCCAGCGGTAATACGACTTGAGGCTCGCCCTGGCCGACAACTTGGTTGCTGGTTTCCAGGTCGGGTTCTCCAGCCACTTGATGACGACTTCGGGCGTCGCCGTGTCAAGGTCGTGGTTTCTTGTGAACCGTTTGAGGTGGTGGATGCGTAGGGCAATGGTGCCCTCACTGAGATTCCCGGCGCGTAGCCAAGAAGCGAACTCAACAAAAGAGCTCATCTGAGGCGACACCCCCCTCCGCGGGAGGGGTCTCCTTTCGTGCCTTCCCATTCCTTCTCCCCGAATGTTGGTTGCTGGTACACATCCACATTTACCGCCTTTGATCTGCGCAGGCGCGTGATTGTGAGGAAATGGATTGTTCGCAAAAAGGAATTACTGGACATCGACACGGCCTCAACACACGTTCGCCCGAAAAATTTTTGTGGCGAACCTCACATGCGCCGTTTTTCCAGTCTGTCCCTTTTTGCTCCCGCACCTGGACTCGAACCAGGAACCACTCGGTTGACGGTTGTAAGTCCATGTCCGTAATCACGCAGGTGGTCGGTCGACCGCCTAGGCCTATGTTTACACGGGTTTTCGCGATTTAGGGACCCCCGCCACCTTGGGGTTGTCTGTGGGAAATGCGTTACCCCACCGAAATTCCTTCGTCAAGAACCAAATGCGCGGTCATTGACCGGTCAGACAATGTGACGATCCCTTGACTTTCTCATTTTCGGCTACACCTTTCCCACGCCCTGCGGACGTCCCCCCGACGCAGAGCGCCCGGCGGAGGTGGCCGAGATCCACTCTCCGGTTGGTCGGTCCCATCGGCCACCTCCGCCCCTAACTAGGGAGGGAGGGGGAACCAATGACCGAAGCCATCGTGATCGCCGCCGGCATCCTGCTGGGCGGCCTGGCCATCGCCTACGGCCTCCAGGTCCGCGCGGAGTTCCACGAGCGCGACCGCTGGCGGCGCTTCCAAGAGTCCATGCGTGGCGGCGGCCGAAATCAACCCCTCCCCAAAAAGGAGGACTAATGGATCCCGCACTGATCACCGCCTTCATCGCCTCGGGCACCGCCGCCGTGGCCGCCTTCGTCGCCTACTGGGCCGGGGTCGGCCAGGCCGAGAAGAAGCACAAGGCCCGCGAGGCCGCCCTGCTCGACGACCTCGACGACGCCATCCATGTCCTCACCGACATGGCGATCAACCACCACCCTGCCGGGCGCCACCTGCGCCTCGTCACCCCCGAAGGAGCCTGACATGACCAGCCTCACTGACCCCACCCCAGAGGACGACGACACCTACCCGCCCGCGTACCGCGAACTCGTCGAGCCGTCCCAGCCGACCCCGAAGGCGATCCGCGCGTGGGCGTTGGAGAAGGGGCTCATCGTCGGCAAGCGCGGCCGGATTTCTGCTGACGTGCGGCTCGCCTATCAGGAGGCGTCGCAGTCGTGAGCCAGGCGCGCAAGCATCGCGGCTACCGATCTCAGCGTGTGGTGGCCGAGCGGTTCGCCGACAACGGTTTCCCGCACGCTGAGCCGGTAGGCGCGGGCCGCGCCGGTAGCGACATCGTCGGCTTGGTCGGCATCGACGTCGAAGTCAAAGCCAGACGAGGCCTCAACATCAACGCCCTCATGGACCAGCTCGATGAGCGCGCGCAAGACGGCGTGCTCGGCATCGGGATCATCCGCCCCGACGGCATGGGCGAAAAGAGCGTCGGCAAATGGCCCGTCGTCATTTGCCTTGACGACGCCATCGCCCTCCTGCGCGCCGCCGGGTACGGCACACCCTTGGAGGAAACGTGATCACTCTGTGCACTGTCGTGCTCGCCAGCGCCCTGGCTGTATCGCCGACCGCGGCACCGGCGAAGGCGCCGAAGCCGTGCAAGGACCGCGTCGTGGCGTGGATTGACAAGGCGGGCTTCACTGGCATCGAGCGCCGCGTCGCCTGGTCAATTGCCCAGCGCGAGTCCAACGGCAACCCCAACGAGTCGTCCTACCCCGACCTCGGCATCGTCCAACTCAACGCGCCCTCCTGGCAGCACACCAAGTATTGGCCCGCCAACGTCTACGACCCCGTCCAGTCCTTCACCGCCATGCGCCGCATGGTGCGCGACATGAACTGGCAGCCCTGGGGCCTACACGTCAAGCGCGGCCAGGTCACCTACGACTTCTCCGCTTACGGCGGCTGGTCCTCGTGGCATCACCAGAACTGGATCGTCGAGCCCTTCGAGCGTTACTGGGCGCAATTCCCGAAGGCGTGCCGATGACGTGCGGCGTGTGCCAGGGGAAGGGCTGGAACTACATGCACGACGGCCACGAATGCGTGAGCCGTGAAGCCTGCGACTTTTGTGGAGTTTGGGATGAACTCGTTCAACGTGCGCAACATGCTCGACCCCGTCAAGACCTCCCGCGAGGAGGGACGACTGCAAGGGCGCAAAGAGATGCGGGATCAGATCCGCGACCAGTTCGCCACCTTCGCGTCGCGCCACCCCGAGCCAGTAGTGAGTGACGAGTTGTGGACCTTCGTGAACTGGATCGAGCGGGAGCCACTGTCATGAGCGGCTGGAATCATCCCGAGCCGTGCGCTAGGTGCGGCATCAAACGGCGTCGCCGAGCCCAGGACTCCGCCATGTGCGCCGCCTGCCGCGAAATCCCCAGCATGGACATGCCCCGCTGGACCGAATGGGCCGCGTGCAAAAACCCCGCCTACGACCCTGACTGGTGGTGGCCCGAAAAGGCCGAACCCGATGAGCGCGCCAAAATCGCTGTCGCCGTCTGCCGCACCTGCAAAGTGCGAGACCTCTGCCTTGACTACGCCATCCAGCACAAGGAAGACCACGGCATTTGGGGCGCCCTCATGCCCGCAGCCCGCAACGCCCTCGCAGCCAGCCGACGACGGAGGGCCGTGTGATGCCCGCCCTCATCCCCACCCCCGACGACCTCGCCCGCATGACCCCCGCCCAACGCGCCAAGATCCGCCGCTTCATCGCCCAGGTCGCCCTCGAGCTCGACGACGCCGCCCGCGACACCGTCGACCTCAAACACGCCGAACGTCAACGCCGCCAACAGAAATGGGGCGAAGCGATCCGCCAACACGCCCGCAACCTCCAAGCACAACTGCCCCCCGAACCCGCCCACATCACCGCCGCCCGCCGCCAAGCCCTCCTCGACAACACCCGATAGGAGCCCGCATGTTCACCCGACCTGCAACCGAGATCCCCCGCGACCGCTGGGGCCGCCCACTCATCACCCCACCCGACGGCGGCAAACCCGTCGGCTACACCCGCGTCAGCACCCTCGCCAAAGCCCTCGACGACAAGACCAGCCTCATGGACTGGAAATGCCGCCAGACCGCCATCGGCCTCGCCCGACGCCCCGACCTCGTCACCAAGAGCGCCGCCGTCGGCGAAGACCGCCGCGCCCTTAACGAGGTAGTCAAGGAAGCCCTGGCCGCCGCCGCATCCGACCGGGCCGCCAACGTCGGCACCGCCCTACACGCCTTCACCGAACGCATTGACGCCGGCGAGACACCCGAAGACCTCGTCCCCCACACCGACGCCCTCTACCTCGACCTGTGCGCCTACAAGGAAGCCACCCGACACCTCGGCATGGAAGCCGCCGAACTGTTTATCGTCTGCGACGAACTCCAGGCCGCCGGGTCCTTCGACCGCCTCGTCACCGTCCCCGACGTCGGCATGATCGTCGCCGACCTCAAGACCGGGCAGCACGAACCCGACTACCCCCACGGCGTCGCCCAGCAAATCGCCATCTACGCCCACGGCACCCTCTACGACCCCGAGCAGGGCCGCATCGCCGCCCTCGCCGACATCGGTGTCCGCACCGACGTCGGCCTCCTCATCCACCTGCCCGCCGAGCGTGGCATCTGCGACCTGTACCTCATCGACCTCCAGCACGGCTGGCAGCTCGCCCAGGCCGCTGTCGCCGTGCGCGCCGCCTACAAGACCAAGCCCCTCACCAAGTTGGAACCCACCCCTGCGCCTGCACCCGCACGCGCATCCGCCTAGAAGGAGAACCAAATGACCGTGTTCGCTGCACCTGCCGCCGGAGGCGGCTCCGACGTCCGCCCCGCCGACCTCGAAGGCCACCTCCTCGTCGTCGAACCCCTGGAGTACGTCGCATCCATCCCCACCTCGATGGGCGACAAAGACGCCGTCCGCGTCACCATCCACGACATCACCGACACCGCCACCTACGAGGACGTCCTCTGGTTCCCCAAGGTCCTCGTCGGCTCGTTGAAGGGCCGCGTTGGGCAGAAGGTCCTCGCCGTCCTCGGCAAGGGCACCGCCAAGCCCGGCCAGTCCGCGCCCTGGATCTTGGTCGACGCCACCACCGACAACGACTGCGTCCAGGCGGCCACCACCTACCTCGACGCCATCGCCGGCAACCAGTTCGCCGACCCCGAGGTTGAGCAGCTGGCGGCCGACTCCGGCAACCCCGCCCTCGCCGCCGCCCTCGGCAAGCTCGGTGCCCGCAAGTAACACCCCGCAAAGCCCCCCACCCTCAACCTGCGCAGGTGAGCAGCCCGTTCGAGCCGGGCGTGGGGACGCAAGAAAAACGCCCCAGGAGGGACCTGGGGCGCACAGAAAGGATACCTGCGCATGGCGACAACCAGCGCGGCCATTTCATTGAGCCGCATCAAGAGGGAGATCGTGGAGATTCCGATCAAGGGCACGGCACCGCTTATCGTTCATCGCTGGAGCGAGAAGGCGCGCGAAATGATGCTCGCTGCCCAGCAAGGCAAGAAGACGCCGAAGCAAGCGAAGGACCCGCAGGCCGACTACGAGTCCAGCATGTACCGACTGACCGACGGTGGCCACGGCTTCCCCGTCATGGCATTCAAGGCTGCCACGGTCAAGGGCGGCGGTCGAGTGTTCGGCAAGTCGGTCAAGATGACTGAACTACGCCAGGTCTTCACGTTCATTGCCGATGGCCTCGGGGTCGACGGCACGCAGCTCGCCCGCATCAACGGCGAGCCCACCATGCGCGAGGACATGGTCCGCGTCGGGATGGGGACCGCTGACATCCGCTTCCGCGCCGAATACCGCGACTGGACCGCCCTTCTGCGTGTTGAGTACGTCCCAAGCGTCATCGACCTTGAATCCGTCGTCGCGCTAGTCGACGCCGGTGGCACCAATGGCGTCGGCGAGTGGCGTCCCGAGAAGTCGGGCAGCTACGGGACCTACGAGGTGATTGGGCTGTGAGCGTCGGTCAGCAGTTGCAGGAAATCTACGACGACAACGGCACCATCACTCCGCAGCTCGTAGTCGAAACCGCGCGTGATGAGGAGCATCCCCTTCACGGCCACTTCGTCTGGGATGACACCGTCGCGGGCGAGCTCTACAGGTGCAATCAGGCTGCACAGATGATTCGGCGCGTGACCATTCGTCGAACGACACCCGACGGCGACGAGGTAGTAACTCGAGCGTGGGTCTCTCGCACCGAGATTGAGGGCCAGGGCGGCGACGAGCCAGCCATTGGACAGTACCTACCTGTCGAGGTTGTGATCTCAAGCCCCGACCTCCGTCCAAAGTACGAGCAGGCAATGGAGCGCGAATGGAAGGCGCTCTACGCCAAATACAAGGAGTACCAAGCGTTTATCGCCATGGTCACCGCCGACATTCAGGCGGTGGCATAAGTCATGGCAGCGGCGACGGTCCACGCCCAGGTTCGACTCCTGGGGCCGCACGGCAAGGCCCGGTGCGGCTCGGTGCGGCGAGGTGCGGCATGGCTACGCGAGGCAGGCAAGGCCCGGCGCGGTAGGGCGCGGCGAGGTGCGGCATGGCAGTTCTTGGCTGGCTAGGCGTGGTTCGGCCCGGCGGGTCGGGGCGCGGCTTGTCACGGCAGGCATGGCGGGGTTGGGCGGGGCACGGTCTGGCGGGGCATGGCAGCGCGCGGCAGGCAGGGCACGGTGCGGCAAGGCAGGGCGCGGTCGGGCTAGGTAAGGCCTGGCTGGCTAGGCAGGGCTGGTCTCGGCGTGGCGTGGTGCGGCGTGGCTCGTCATAGCGCGGCAAGGCATGGCAGGCAAGGCACGGCTAGGCCAGGTGAGGCACGGCGAGGCGTGGCACAGCCACGAAAAGGAACAGCAGTAATGACTAAGGAGACCCGTTGACCATGCCCGACCCTGCCAGCCCACTCCTCGACGCGGCACGCGCCTGGTACGACGCCGGCTTCTGCGTCATCCCCAGCCACGAGGACGGCGGCAAACGACCCTTCGGCCAATGGAAGCAATACCAAACCCAACGACCCGACTGGGCAACCCTCGAAACCTGGCTCAACTCAGGCCGCTACACCGGCATCGGCCTCATCATGGGCAAAGCCAGCGGCAACGCCGAAATGCTCGAAATCGAAGGACCCGGCAACCTCATCGTCGAACGAGTCCAACAACTCTTCGACACCGCCCACACCCTCGACCTCGACGGCAGCCTCGGCCTCGTCGCCCTCATGGAACGCATCTACCACGGCTGCGCCGAAACCAGCGCCGGCGGCGGCCTCCACATCTTCGTCAAAGTCAACGACGGCCCCGTACCCGGCAACACCAAACTCGCCGGCACACCCGACAAAGTCATCGCCGAAACCCGCGGCGAAGGCGGCTTCGTCATCGTCTGGCCAACCCCAGCCAGAAACGGCCACGACCCAGAAGCCGCCTACCTCCTCCTCCCCAACGCCCACCCCAACAACGCCGCCACCATCACCGCCAGCGAACTCGACTGGGTCCACGCCGTCTTCACCGACGCCTTCGGCGGCTGGCGCGAACCAGCCAAAGAAACCCCACCAAAAACCCACACGCCACCCACCAGCCACCCAACCGGCGCCCTCACCCCCTTCGACGACTACCGCCAACGCACCACCTGGCGCGACATCCTCGAACCCGCCGGCTGGACCTGGCACTCCAAAGACAACGACCACGACTACTGGACCCGCCCCGGCAAAAACCCCCGCGACGGCCACTCCGCCTCCACCATCGAAGACGGCCCCCTCTACCTCTTCTCCAGCTCCGTCACCGGCATGCCCATCGAACAAGGCCTCTCCAAAGGCCAGGTCTACGCCCACCTCCACCACGACGGCGACCTCTCAGCAGCCACCCGCCAACTCCGCGCCGACGGGTACGGCGACCAGACCGCAACGCTCCCCGACCTACGCCCCTGGGAATACGACCCCGCGCTCGCCGACCTGACCCCCGACCAAGCCCGACTCCAATGGGTCACCGACAACCTCGGCCTCATCGACTGGGAAGCACTATGGGCCGACGAAAGCGAAGAAGAGTGGATCGCCTACCCCCTCATCCCCGCCCGACGCCTCATCGCCCTCTACTCCGCCCCCAAAGTCGGCAAATCCCTACTCCTCCTCGAGCTCGCCGCCGCCATCGCATGCGGGCGCCCCGTCCTCGGCAACCCCGCCGGACCCCCCCGCGTCGTCCTCTACGTCGACTTCGAAAACGACCCCAAAGCGGACATCCGCGAACGCCTCCAAAACATGGGCTACGCGCCAGCTGACCTCGGCAACCTCAAGGTGCTCTCGTTCCCCACCATGAGCACCCTCGACAGCGAGAAAGGCTCCGAGCAGCTCATGGCCGCCGTCGAAGCCCTCGGAGCAGAAATCGTCGTCATCGACACCGTCTCCCGAGCCATCGCCGGCGACGAAAACGAAAACGACACCTGGCTCGACTTCTACCGGCACACCGGACTCAAACTCAAGCAAGCCCAGGTCGCCCTGGTCCGCCTAGACCACGCCGGCAAAGACGAAGCCAAAGGCCAGCGAGGCGGATCCGCCAAAAGCGGCGACGTCGACGCCGTCTGGCGCATGACCCGCACCAGCGATGACCTCTACGACCTCATCTGCGAAGCCAACCGCATGCCCATCGACCCCGAATCCCGCATCCTCACCATCGAGCGCACCGACGACGACGGCCCACTCCGGCACATCGTCAAAGGCGACAAACTCCGCGCCAAGCGCGAAGCCCTCGACGCCGCCATCGCCGACTGCGGCCCCTACCCAGAAGGCCAACAAGGCTGGAAAAAGGTCCGCCAAGTCGTCCGCGAAAAGCACACAATCAAGGCATCCAGCGACGCCTGGCAAGCCGCCGTCAAGCGCTACTTCGAGGGCCGCAACCTTCCGGCCCTCGTGGTCGCAGAGGACGCCTCGTGAACACCCCCAATCGGCCCTCTCCGGCCCTCCAAACAGCCCTATTCCCTCACGAAACAGAGCAGAGGGCCGCGAGGGCCGCAGAGGGCCCCAACTTCTCGGCCCTGGGGCCGGAAGTCCGCCGCCCTAAGGGCGGACATCCGGGCCCTCCCCCACGGCCCACCAAACACTTCACCGCCAACACCTGCCGCAAATGCCAAGCCATCACCATCGCCGGCACCACCTACGGCATCCGCATCGACCTCGAACCCCAAGTCCTCAACGACCTCACCGAATACCAAGCCCTCGCCGACAACATCCCCACCTACGACCTCTGGCCCGACCGGCAAGCCAGACGCCGCCACCTCGAAGAAATCACCCACCCCGAACGAGTGCCCCGCCACGCCCGCCACACCTGCGGCACCACCTACGGCACACAACCCCGACCCACCCCAGCCACCAACCCCCAGCCCGACCCCAACGGGCCCGCCCCCTTCTAGGAGACCAGTGGACACCAACTGCCTGCTCCCCCACCGAGACCCCAAAAGCGCGGCAGACGGCACTCTCGTCTGCCCCGGCCACACCCGCTGGCTCCGAGAATCCATCGACGACGTAGTCGTCACCTACGCCCTCCTCCCCGACTTCTACGAGCCAGGCACCGCCGTCGACGACGGCCACCAGGTCAAGGGCAAGCGCGTCGACCCGCCAGCACCCGTCCGCCTCGACGTCGTCGCCCTCCTCGACAGGCGCACCATCGCCCGCCACCCCGGCGACATCGTGCCCGTCCTCGCCATCCTCGAGGCCTGGGCTCGCCTGGTCCGAGAGGAGCGCAAGGTGCAGCCCTGCCAGCGGCAGAGCACCGTCACCTCCGAGGCCGGCACCCTGCTTGGCCACCTAGACTGGATCATCTGCCAGCCGTGGGTCGACGAGCTCGCCAGGGAGATCCGCGAAGTCAAGTCCGCGCTGCACTCCGCCATCGGCGACCACGCGCCCAGGCCCGTCGGCACCTGCCCAGTGATTCACCCAGAGACCGGCGAGTGCGGCGGCAAGTTGTATCAGGACCGCTATGGCGGAATGTCGGTGACTTGTCGCAAGTGTGGTGAGACGTGGGGCGAGACTGAGTTGCGTCGTCTCGGTCTGATGACGCAGGCCATTTGACAATGCGCGCGACGTCCATCATTCTGGGTGTGGCGAAGTATGCCTGCACCCGGTTAGCCGATCACGGCTGCCGGGTTTTGTCATTCAAGGGAGAGGACATGGCGCAGCAGACCAAGCCCCGCGCCAAGCCCGACCCTGCCCAGCCCATCGTCACCGTCGAAGACATCGACGAAGCCCTGGTGTACACCAGCCTTCGTGCGCAGCGCGACGACGACTGGCACCGCTGGGCCGACGCCCTTCTCGACCAGCGCAACCGCATCGCCCGCTCCGGCCCGCGACGCGAGACCAGAGTGATGCAGCCCAACGAATACCCCGAACGCTAGTGATCCGCCGACCCTGCCTGGACTGTGGATCGTTGACCAGCAACGCCACCCGCTGCGAGCCCTGCCGCCTCACCAAGCAACGAGCCAGGGAACGGGGCCCACGCCCCCACTACGCAGGCGACTACCCCAAGCGGGCAAGGCAAGTCAGGCAAGCGCCAGGCCCATGCTGGATCTGCGGGATTGACACTCTCAAGCCTGGCGACATCTGGACGGCTGACCATCTGCTTCCAGGTGACCCGGCCAGCCCGCTCGCGAAGGCTCACCGGTCGTGTAACTCGGCCCGAGGTGCCCGCCCCCTCCCCCAGGGATGACCGGGACCGGGTCGAAATGTGCCCGGATGCGCAAGTTATTTACCCGCCCCGTATGCATACAAATAACGCCGCAAAATTCGGCTTTGGATTTGGAGGTTGTGCGGTGGCTACCCGCGGTCGACCTCCGAAGCCCGTCGAGCAGCATCGCCGCACTGGCACGTTCGATGCCTCGCGCCATAACCGTGGCGCCTTGGTTGCGGTTGAGCCCGTGTCCTTGGAGCCGTTTCAGCGCCAGGCCGCCGACCTGTTCGCCGACATCATGCAGGCGGGCTCGGCTTGGTTTGCCCGCACCGATGGGGTGCAGCTGGCGATGCTGCGCGAATCGCTTGAGGAGCGTGAGCGTCTGCTCCCGGTGGCGGAGTCGTCAACTGAGGCCCGCAAGCAGCTGCGCGAACTCAATCGTGAGATCGCTGACTGGCTGACTCAGCTTGGTTTCAACCCGACGGCCCGTGCCCGCCTGGGCTTGGCCGAAGTCAAGGCCGCCTCGACGCTGGAGAAGTTGCAGGCCAAGCGGTCCAAGTAAGGGAGCCACCTGCGCATGGCAGCCCGAAAGATCAAAGGCTGGCCGCCGGCCATCCTGACCCCTGTTCCTGCTGCGGATATCAAGCGCGGCGACGGCCCCCTGGTCACCGAGTTCATCGAGGCGTTGTGCCCCCAGGTGAAGGACTCGGTGGGCGGCCGGGCTGGTGAGCCTTTGCTGCTGCGACCTTGGCAGCGCAAACTCATGGACCATCTTTGGGCGCGTCGAGCGGATAAGCGGCTGCGGGCCAAGGTCGCTTTGGTTGGCTTGCCTCGTAAGAACGGCAAGTCGGCGCTGGGCTCGGGGATCGCGCTGTACGGCCTCTTTATGGGTCCTCGAGGCGGCGAGGTTTACTCGTGCGCGGCTGACCGGGACCAGGCGCGCATCGTGTTTGGCGCGGCAAAGCAAATGGTGGAGATGTCGCCTGAGCTTGCCGAGCAGGCGAAGTTGTATCGGGACGCCATTGAGATCCCGGCGACGGGCTCGGTGTACCGGGTGCTCTCCTCTGAGGCCTTTACTAAGGAAGGCCTGTCGCCGACTCTGGTCGTTTATGACGAGCTGCACGCCGCGCCCAACCGTGAACTTTGGGACGTAATGACGCTGGCCCAGGCCGCGCGCTATGACGCCTTGACCTTGGCGATTACGACTGCTGGGGTGCGGACGGATTCCACAGGCCAGGACTCTGTCTGTTATGGCCTGTACCAGTACGCCCAGCGGGTCGCGGCCGGCGAGGTCGAGGACCCGTCGTTCTTCGGCGCTTGGTGGCAGGCCGACCCGGACTGCGACCACCGCGACCCAAAGAACTGGCAAATCGCCAACCCTGGCTACGGCGACATCCAAGACCCCGAGGACTTTGAGTCCTCGGTGAAGCGAACCCCGGAGGCGGAGTTCCGCACAAAGCGCACCAACGTGTTCGTGTCCTCGCAGCAGGCTTGGCTGCCGCACGGCTCTTGGGACGAGCTGCCGGAGATGTCGCCGGTAGATGACGGCACCCCGGTCGTGCTCGGCTTTGACGGTTCGTTCTCAGGCGACACGACCGCCATCGTCGGCGTGACGATTGAGGACACCCCGCGCGTCTGGCTGGTCGATATGTGGGAGAAGCAGCCTACCGACCGTGATGACTGGCGGGTGGACATTGGCGGGGTTGAGGCTCGGATCTTGGAGACGTGCGGCCGGCTCAATGTGGTTGAGGTTGCGTGTGACCCGTACCGCTGGCAGCGGTCGATGGAGGCGCTGGCCGAGGCCGGGGTTCCGATTACTGAGTACCCATCGAGCAGCCCAGCTCGCATGGTGCCATCGACGGCCAAGTTCTTTGACGCGGTGGTATCAGGCCAGGTCGCGCACGATCATGCTCCCGCTCTTGCCCGCCACCTGGACAACTGCGTCATCAAGACCGACCAGAAGGGGCCGCGGGTCGTGAAGGAGCACCGGGGTTCTCCTCGCAAGATTGACGCCGCCGTTGCGGCGATCATTGCTTTTGACCGGGCTACCCATCGCCGTGAGGCGGAGCCCGAAGCACCTGTCGCCAGTTTCTTCTCAGTCTAGGAGCCGTATGCGCATCGCCCTTGCTTTGCAGATCGCTGGCTGCGTTGCGCTCATTGTCGGGTGCGCCCTTGTGGCGCCTTGGCTGGGTTTCGTTGTCGCTGGCATCTGCGGGCTGGCTTTCGGTGTCGCGCTTGAGAGAGGCCTCTAATGCTCGGAAACTTGTTCGGCGGTCAGCCGATGGAAGAGCGGAACCTCTCCTACCAGCAGGTGTGGGGTTCGGGCATCGACGTGTCGGGCTTCGCGACTTGGGCGGGCACGGTTGTCAACCAGAAGAACGCCCTTGAGATTGGTGCGGCCTACGCTTGTGTGCGGCTGCTGTCGGACACGATCTCGACGCTGCCGGTGGACACGTTCATTCGGCGTGACGGCAACCGGCTTCCGTACCGGCCGCGGCCGGCCTGGGTGTACGAGCCCGAGGGCCCCGGCTCCAGCCGGATCGAGTATTACAAGCAGATCGTCGTCTCCATGCTGCTGTCGCACGGCGCGGTGGTGCAGATCCTCCGCAACGGCAACGGCGACATCGTCGCTTTGCAGCCGCTTGACCCGACCCGCGTGGACATCCGCCGCAACCCGGCGACCCGTTTGCGCGAGTTCGTCATTGACGGGGGCCAGGCCGTCCTGCCTGGCGAGGACGTGCTCTACATCCCCGAGATGCGCCGCCCCGGTTCGCTCAAGGGTGTGAGCCGGGTAGACGAGCTGAAGCAGACGCTCGGCCTAGCGAAGGCGCTGGACGAGTTCGCCTCGCGGTACTTCTCCAACGGCGCCAACACCTCGGGAATGATTGAGTTCCCCGGCAACCTCACGCAGGAGCAGGCCAAGGATCTGGTCGACGCCTTCGAGGCTGGGCACAAGGGCTTGAAGAAGGCTCACCGTCCTGGCGTGCTGTCGGGTGGCGCGAAGTTTGTGAAGACGGGCTCGGATGGCGAGCAGGCTCAGATGCTTGAGAGCCGCCAGTTTGCGGTTGAGGAAGTGGCGCGCGTGTTCCGGGTGCCCCCGTCGATGATCGGGCTGAACACTCCCGGAGCCATGTCTTACGCAAGCGTGGAAAGCAACATTATCTCCTATGCCCGATTCTCGCTCGCCCCGCTGGTTGCTTGCATCGAGGAAGCCCACAACCGCCTCCTCCCTGGCGACGTCTTTTTGCGCGTGAACATGGACGGCCTTCTCCGAGGTGACTCAGCAACGCAAGCGCAGGTTTTCTCAACGGCATTGCAGGCCGGGTACATGAGCGTCAATGAGGCCCGCGGTCTCATGGATCTTCGCCCGGTTGACGGGGGCGACGCGCCGCGCGTGCCACTCGCCAATATTGCAGTCAATTCAGCCAGCATTGTTGAGGAGCGCGAACGCGTCGAGATGGCGTCCAAGCTCGTGCAGTCGGGCTACGACCCGGCCGATGTGCTGTCCGCGCTCGGCCTGCCTGCAATGGCCCACACCGGTCTGGCGTCGAACCAGTTGCAGCCGGCCGAGAACGCCCAGGTCTAGGAGGGCCGATGAGCAAAATGGAAACCCGCACCTTCACCGTCGATGACCTTGAGGTCCGCGAAGCCCCCGAAGGTATGAGCTTCGAGGGATACGCGGCGGTGTTCAACTCCCCGAGCGAGCCCCTGCCCTTCACCGAGACGATTGCTCCTGGCGCCTTTGCTCGGTCGCTGAAGTCCCGCAACAACGTCTTCCTCCTCGTCAATCACGACCCGGCCCGCCCCTTGGCGTCAACCCGGTCGAAGACGATGACGCTCGAGGAGGACGGCCGCGGCCTGCTCGTCAAGGCGACCCTGCCGGACACGAGCGACGGCCGCGACTTGGCGGTTCTACTCGGCGGCGGTGGCAATCCGCGCGTGATCGACTCCATGAGCTTCGGCTTCTCGGTCCCTCGCGGCGGCGACAAGTGGAACGAGGACGGCAGCCAGCGCACCCTTCAGCAGGTCCGCCTGCATGAGACTTCCATCGTGACCTTCCCGGCTTACCAAGCCACGAGCGCCGCGGTGCGCAGCCTGGACATGCTCGCCGAAGCCACGGGCGAGGACGCCGACGCATTGAACGGCGCGCTTGAGGCGCTTGAGCGCGGGGCCACTTTGACGATGGATCAGGCTGGCCTGCTGTCTGCGGTGGTGGCGAAGTTGTCGCCGGAGCCGCAGCCCGAGCCCGAGGTTGAGCCGGTGGCGCACGACCCGGCACAAATCAACCTGCTCAAGACCAAGCTCGACCTGGCCTTCAAGGCCTGAGACTTCCTGGCCGCGCGAGCCGCGGCTAGGTCCCCGCTCTGAGGAGCCTCGGCGGGATTCGCAAGAAACACCTGCGCAATCCAACAAACCGAGACCCCAGAAAGGGGTG